AACTCGTTACTCTCATCTTGCCTCCGTTCTATGCGTAGTCTGAAAGACCGTATTCCGCTGCTATAAGCTCTGCCTGCTCTTCTGTGCATACGCACCCAAGCTGTGCAAAAAAGTCGTTTAAAAGCTCCTGCTGAAACTCTTCGAAAGTGCTACAAATTTCTACGTCATCTTCAAAGCTTGCTACTGTAAAGCATCCCGCAACCATGCACGCTTGAATAAGAACTAACGCTGTAGACTGCTTTTGTTTTTTCTTTTGCGCGGGCTTTGCTTTGCTCATCTCATCGTCATCAAAAAAGTATCCCTGGCACTCTGCTCTGCTGCTCGGCTCGTATTTAGTTGGGCATCCAGCATTTCGCCAGCACTCTTCGTGATAAACACAGGGCGCCTCTTGCTCGTCATAAATATTGTGTCCATCGCACTTAAGAGGGTCTTTGATAGACTCTTGCTGCTGCGCTCGCGTCTGAATGGTCCCGTAACCGTCATAGAGTCCAGAGATAATGCGACCATCGCTATAAACGGCAACGCAACGCTCAAGCCATGACTGCTGGTCTTTGTTAGGCAAGTGCTCTAAACCGTATCGTGAAACTAAAGGACGATTACAGCAGCGGCAGTTAAAACTTGAAAATCCCATGTTATTCTCCGTTCTTGATGTCTGGTTATTTATTAGATGGCTGCGATTACTTTGTTGGTGAAAGACTCGATACATCGAATAAGGCGGCTGTCGTTAAGGCTGCTTTCGTTTGCTCGGAAGGTATCTACGCCTGCGCCCTTTTGGTAGAACCTAGCGTTGACGCTTGTACCGTTGAGTGAAAATGTAGCGTAATAGAATTTGCCGTTGTTGAAGAACTTAACGCCGCGAAGTCCGTTGTTGTTGAAAACCTGTGCGAGGCCGGCTGCGCTTTCGATTCTTGCGATTGCTTTTGTGATTTCGTTCTGCATTTTTTTCTCCGTTGCGTTGTCTTGATGATTCTTTATACGAAATGCGTAGCAATGTGTAAAGAGGTATTTGTAACTATTTTACAAGTGCTCGTTTTGATTAGGTTTTTTTGAGAAGGTTTTGCTTAGATTCGTTTCCAGATGCGGGGCCGGTTGTTCCACGCATCCGTCTTCACAGACTCGTACCCAAAGTCCTTTAGGGCCTTATGAAAGTGTCGCGATGTTTGCTTGTTCTTAATTAGCTTGCCGCCGATCTTATAGAGCGGGAAATGCCCCGAGGATGGCGCACTAAATGTATTTGCGATAATTAGGGTCTCTGGAAGGTTAAGAGCCGTCAGGCATTCTTTTAGGTGCTCAACCGGCTCAAAAAAGTGCTCGAAGTACTCCGACGCAAAGACAAGGTTTACACGGTGCTTTATTTCGGTAGTGTGCCCGACGATATCAAAGTTGCTTCTTGACTCCTGTTCAACAAGCTTTGCAATCTTGAACTGAGTCGTTCCAGCGACCTGTGTTCCGCTTACTTTTGCTTTAGGAAACACTTGCGCGAGCGCAGCTGTCGTTATACCTGTACCGCAGCCTAAATCCGCAACACCCGTTACCCCAGGGAACAGGCGGGCTCTACTTGCGGCGACCCACTTTAGGTATTTCCGAGAATAGATTGCCCAGCATGCCCATGCTTCTGCCAGATAGAGCTCGGAGTTGTAAATCGAGAAGTCGGGATTGCCTGCTTCTATGCTTTTATACCACTTCTGCTCTAGTGGGTTTTGAACTTTATTCGAGGTCATCCCTTTCGCAATCTGCTCTAGGTGCGCCGCTGAAAAGTCGCGAAGAAAAGGTTGGATCTGCGCAAAAAAGCGTGCGCGTGCTTTCTGTGGTCTTTCGTTAAGTAGTGCTGTCACTGCGCCTCTCTCTCTGTTATCTATTTACTGCCCGCTGTCCGTGTAGGCTAACCGCATCAAAAGCTAAACTCAACAAGATAACGTAGCTCACCGCACCAGATATAATGTTGCGAATGAAACGAGTGGAGCAATATGGAGCAACATGTAACAAAATGGAGCAACATGGAGCAACATGGAGCAACATGTAACAAATGTAGCGCATGTTGAACAAATGTAGCGCATGTTGAACAAATGTACTCAATATGGAGCAATATGTAACAAATGTACTCAATATGGAGCAGATGTAGCGCATGTTGAACAAATGTAGCGCATGTTTTACATTGCTTCCGAGCCGAGCTCTGCTGCACAGCGTGTCTCTACGGCTCTTGTGAGAAGTCGCAAAGATACTTTATCCAAGCAAAAGGCTTTCTTGTTTCGAGGTAATGCGGATCAATATCGTTATCGTAGGCTTCACGCTCGAAGGCGTTGTTTCGGTAGGCTGCTCTTCCGTCGCGATACTTTACAAAAAGAACGAGCCAGAAGGTAATGTAGAACAGCCACTGAAAGACAAACAGAAGCTCAATCTGTTGCCTGTAGTGAATTGTTTCGTGCTGCCTTAGTCGCGTGGAGAAAACACCCCGACAAAATATCCAGGGCCCAAAGCTAAACGCGGTGATGTTAATAGGAGCCAGCTTAGAAACCCACGCGGGAATCGAGCTATTGTTGACTTCAATCGGGTCTCTTAGAATACATCTTCTGCCTGTTGCCAAAACTCACGCCCTATTTTGAAACGCTTCCACGCGGTGTCGCTGATACTTGTATTATGGGCCGTTTTTTTGATTTCATCAATCTCATACTTTACGTTCCCGATTCGCTCTAAAGCCTCTGCCCTAAACCCCGTATACTCCGCTATGAACTCTTTGCGAGCAATAACGTGCGACCCTTTAAACCTGTTGTTGTCCTCCCAAATCCAGCCGCCTAAACAGCGGTTAACCTGATTCTGACGCATCGGTCCACAAGCAACCGGCTTAGAAATAAATGTGATCGGCGACCCTATTTCAAGGAAACCAACAGCAAATGCACCGTCGCTTCTTGGCATCTTTCCGATTGTCGCTAAAACCTTTCTGTGGAACGTAACGCATCGTGCCGATTTAAGGTCGAACCAAAAGTCCTCGCTGCGCTCGCCTTCGGTCATAAAGTCTGGAAAGGTCTCGATGTTGCGATGGTCCTCACTAAAGCACGTCTGGTCATATTGCTCAACGAGACCAATGTGCCCACAATCTTCTAAATAATCACGCACGACAATCTCTAACGCCGCCCCTCGGACGTGTTTTTCAAGACCCGAGTTATATCCTCCAAAGCCGCCCACCTTGCCTCGTGTACCTATAAAGTCCCGCGCATAGCCAACAATGTAAGCCAGCGCCCAGGTCTCTAGGCTGATCTTGTGTAAACGATTACAAGCCGACACAAGCGCATCGAGGTCGGTCTTGAAGAGTGCGTTCGCTTGATGCCTCACGCCTCCTCCTTTTTCAGCTGCTTTATTCTAAGCGTTTCAAAAGGTTCGCCCTGCTTTTGATACTTCTCCCAAACTTCAGGCATTTCTTCTTTAAGTCGCTTCTGGTCAAGACTCACTCGCCCTTTTTGACGTGACATCGTAATGATGTAAGACTCGTTAACCGCCCGCTTAAAGTTGCCCATAGTTGCCCGAATATGATTATCCCAATGCTGCTTGTTCGCCTTCGCGTCGGCTTCCGCTTGCTTTGCGTGGTCTCTTGCCTGAATCCACCTTTCAAGGTCTTTCGTCAACTCCATTTCGCCATCCCGCTCCGAGTAATAACGAGCCAATCCAATACGGCACCCGTCGGTACCATCGGGATCAGGCGGTACCTCGTTAACGATGTGATCATTGAACCACCGCCGAAGGTAAGGCACTATCTTCTCTTCATAATGCGGATCTTTCGGTATCTCGTGAATAATTAGGTCAGCGGCTCCCCGACTTAGAGCAAACGCGACATCGTCCGCGTTATCTAGCATTCTGAATGTCTCGTTCGTTGTCTTTAAGCCCGCAAGAATACCGCTATCAAGACCGAAGGCCCAAAGATAATGCTGTACCTGCAAACGATAGTGCTCTGGCAGCGGATTCAGCTTGCCATAGGTCCCCGCGGTCTTAATCTCGATAAGAGCTTGAAGCTTGCCGTCAACGTAGCCTAGACGGTCGGCTGTGGCGCTAAACGTGTCGTCAATAATGATTGTGCCCTCTAGCGGCTCAACAAGCGTCATCCCAATTCTTGGACCTAGAACATCGGCAATCGGACCCTCTAATCTAGTGCCACGAGCCATCGCCTCGTTTTCGGGCACCGTAGTCTTAAAGAGAATGCGCTGCCAGGCATCCCAAGGCCCTGCGTACGGATTACAGCCTACGATAGCAGAAACGGCTGTACCGCCAATCGTCTTTGTTTGCTTGTACGCCATCGTCATCCACCTCCAAGCAGCGCGAACCGCTCTTCATCTCGATATTTATCAAAGTCAAGCGCGTCCATAGCCTCAAACATGTCTCGCAAATCTTTGGCTACTTGATCCGAACTGACGTCTCTCTCAGCAACATCGAACCAATCTTTGTAGACATAGACGATTCTGCGACCCTCATAGAAGTTTATTTCATCCGATGGTCCGCCCCAGCTTAGAAGAAACTGAAAATAACCGCCCTCGTCATACGCTTCGCCGCGAGGCGGCTGCCACGAAAACGAAAGCCCGAGATTGTAAAGCCCGTCACCTTCATCATTCAGCGCTTCTTTGATTCTCTCTCTCTCGTGCATCCAGCACTCATCAATAAGTTCCTCGCAGGTCTTTTTCTTTGACATAATTTTCTCCGTTTATTTTTAAGCCCTCATTGGCTCAAGGTCAGTATACTACCAAAAAGGTATAAAGAAACATAAACCGCAACAATTTCAGGGACTAACAGCCTTCGCACGATTGCCGATAAAGCTCCGCAAACTTTGCCGCGGTCATAATTACGCTAGAACGATATGCGCTTGCTGACTCTGTTGCCCTTTCGCACGGCTTACCGCTCACGTACGCACAAAGCCCGCGCTGCTCTCCATATTTTCTCGTGTAGAATTTCAGAGCTCTGATGCCGGCCTCGATATAATCGCACGGCTTTTCCTTACACCAAAATCGCGGAATAACCTGCATCGGACCAACTGCGCCCTTGTGCGAGCGCACGTCACGAATGAAAGCAGACTCGGTCCAACCGACGGCTACCGCAAGAACGGGGTCAACATTTTGCGCTATCGCTTCGTGAGCTATATCTTCACAGACTTCAGTGCGTGACTTGTGCAGCGTGTTTGACTCGGTCTTTACGACGATACCGCAGAACAATGAAATGCACAGCGTAAGGTAATTCAAGGTGATCTCCTTAATGAAACTAGAACATGCAACGGGAAGAGCGAAAATGGACCCTAATCTCTCTCAACAAGCAGGTCATCTCCAGAAATAGAATTGAAGTGTTGAATCTCGCCTGATCGCCAAACGACCCACCAGTGGCTTAAAACAATTACTACAACGCCTCTATCATGCGCTGTTTCGGGGAGAGGGTCTCGCAGTCTTACAACGTCGCCCGGCTCAAACATCTTCGGTCCGTCTGGCGTACTGTACTCTGGTCGAGGTAAAGGCAGACTGTTCATGGCGTCAACTCCCAGATTAGTCGGTCTACCTCTTTACTGTCGCGGTAAACTAACACAGTTGGATTGTCATCGTCCTCGTAATGGTTTACCTCGATTCGGTAACCGATTGCTTCGAGATACAAGACAATGCTGGTATCGTCCATTGCGATTTCGTATTCATCGCCATTTTTAACTTTATGGTTCAACTTCGTGTACATAATTTTCTCCGTTTATTTCTTACTACTTTCTGCGCTCAAACCACTCGATAATTGTCATCACGCCGATTGCGATACCTGAAACTAACAGCCAAAACATTATCGGCGCTGTTGCTAATCCCTGCGGCTCGTCATAGACGTTCAAGACCTTTCCTCCTGCATTTGTACCTCTGCTTTAAGATTCACAAACCACACGCAATCTTCTAAATACTCTTTGTTGAACTCGTTCCAGCATCTTACAAGTTTTTTGCGCTTTTTACATCCGTCTGCCAGATCGACGTGCATTGCGGATAAAGCATTAAACGCACTTTGATAAGTCTTAGGTCTCTCACCTGCGTTGCTTATAACGGTGGGCCGGCGCATGCTGGTGCTTGTCTCTGTAACAAGCATCTCACAAAGCCGCTCGTGCTCCATCATCCATTTGAAAGCTGCAATTTTTTGTTCTTTACTAAATTCCATTTTGCTTCTCCGTTAAAATGCCTCCCCGAAGGGCGGCGGTAAATTCCTAGTAGTAGTTGCTCAGAATAAGTCCTGAATCCTTAACGCTTCTGCTTGTCTCTTGAAGGATAAATCGATCCGCACCTCGCGACTCATGCAGACGCTTCACTGTCGCCTTCGCCTCTTTTACCGACACGTTGACTAACCCAAGCCCTGGAACGTCTACATACAAGCAACAGTCGTGAACTAAATCCTGCAAACCTGTCTCGATGTTCGCTGCTGAATAAATCGTAAGTAAATTGCTCATCTTGTCTCTCCGTTCTTTTGTTTAAGCCTTATTGCTTATGTTATCAGATTATACGCAAAGCGTAGAAATGGAAAGAACTTTTTTCATTAATTTACAAGTGCTCGTTTTTACTTACTTTTTAACGCCGAATTTTTCCCGCTCGGGCGCAGCTACAGATTGCCCCGCTCCCACCACTCTGCAACAAAGTCAAGAAAGTCTGTCAATCCTATACAAACAAACTCATCGGACGGTGCTCCGTCATCACGAATAACCGCAATCGGAATCTTTCCCTTTGTCGAATCCTCTCGTGCTTGAGTCATTGCGGCTCTAGGGTTCGGCTTCTTTCCGACTTTTGCTTCTACCCAAAACACGGGACACTCAACGTCTGGCACCTTGTCTCGTGAAAAGCGATTCTGGTATTGAAGACCTCGCCTAATGTCCTCTCCAGGCATGGCGGCAGCAAACAGCTTTGCAAGTCTGCGCTCGTTTGCGGCGCCCTTTCTTCTTGATAGTGACCCCATTACACGACCCTCAACCAAAACGGCTTTCTTTCGAAGTCGATTTCAATCAAGCCAGCATCGACAGCCTGCTTTATGTAATACCTGGCGTGCTGTGGCGACCGTAATCCAAAGTGCTCCTTTACGTCGTGATATGTCGGCGCACGTCCGAGCTCGGCTGTCAGTTGCGTTATCGCAGCCTTAATTTGCGTTGGGTTTATGAGTGCCATTGCTTGAACTCCTCTCTTATTTGTAATTCGGTAAACTTCGACAATCGACCGTCAAACATTAACGGTACGGTGCAGATAGGGCCGTTTCTTTGCTTTGCAATAATTAGCTCGGTCTCGCCTTTAGGTGCGTTCGTGTCGTAGTATTCGGCTCTAAATAGAAACCACACCATATCTGCATCTTGCTCTATGCTGCCCGACTCCCTTAAATCCGAAAGTAGCGGGCGTTTGTCCGTTCTCTGCTCTACGGATCTGTTAAGCTGTGATAAAGCAATCACGGGGCAATTAAAGTCGCGTGCAAGCACCTTTAATCCTCGCGACAGCTTGCTAACCTCTTGAACTCGGTTCTCGTTTTTACTGTCGCCGCCCATTAGCTGGAGATAATCTAAAATGATTAGGCCGGTAGGCTTTCCCGTCATCGCTTCAAGCTGATGTAGCTTTGACCTCATATAGCCAAGCGTGACTGCGGAGTTATCGAATATGGTTAGCTGTAGTTTCTCGAAGTTAATACACGCCTGCTTTAATGCGCTAATCCTGTTTCCGATTCTGCCTGTTCGTAAATCCTGCGAGCCGATACCAACCTCTGTCGACAATATCTTCCCACCGAGCTGCTCAAAAGGCATCTCCATAGAAAAGAACGCAGTCTGCTGTGACGCACTAACGAACCGGGCGAGGTTTAACGCGAAGGTTGTCTTGCCCATACCTGGGCGTGCCGCCAAAATAATCAACTCGCCAGGATGTAGTCCCGTTGTTTTTTCGTCTAACGTCTTGTAGCCCATCGGTAGACCTGAGACATCGCCGCCGTTTTGAAGAGCCGCTATAGCGGTCTTAACAGCCTGC